CCAGTAGTTTATGAAAAATTCACCAACTGTACTATGGACCCCACAAGTAACAGTTTTGTTGCTAAGAAAATCGGTTCTTCTGATGGTGAATATCCGTTAAACTCGGCTTACGTAATGGTTGAACTCTCTGATGAATACCCTGTAGATGCATTACCTTGTGGTTTCTATGGTCTCGAAGAAAGAGTTTACGAAAGTACCGCTAACCCTTCTCCTTTCCCAATCATCAAAAACAAGTATTTCTTCCCAGGTGAAACTATCTTTGACCCACCATTCGGAACAAGTGCGGGAGGAAGTAATATAACTTCATCTTCGGGTGACATAGTCAGAAGAACTTACTTAGGTATTTCATCTCAGTTTGGTATCGACACTGATTTGTTACAGTACAAAGGAAAAAAGAATCCAGTTGTGGGATGGGATTTGGCAACAACTTCTGAACCTTGGAACTACCAAACAAAAGGTTTCCACATGGACTCAGGTGCAACAATTATTCAGATTGCTAACTCACAAATAACTAGTGGTACTCCAGCGTTTGTCTGTGGTGTTGCTAATTTCAGTGATGAACCTACAGACCAAGCGAATCCTTATTACTTCCTTTACTCGAGAAAATTCACCACTGTATTCCAAGGTGGTTTCGATGGATGGGACATTTACAGAGAGTTCCGTACAAACCAAGATAGATTTGCTTTGGGAGCTTCAGGTTATTTACAAGGTGCAACTCCTACTCAACGTTATCCAACGGCTTCGGGAGATGGTACATTCAAGAGAATTGTTATTGGAGATAATACTCAAGATTTTGCTAACACCGACTATTACGCGTACTTGTTAGGTCAACTAGCGTTTGCGAATCCTGAGTCAACAAACATAAATGTTTTTGCTACACCTGGTATTGACTACGTGAATAATTCTAATTTATGTGAGTTAGCAATTGGTATGGTTGAGAACGAAAGAGCGGATGCGGTTTATATCGTTACTTCTCCTGACTACAACATGTATACACCCGATGGAGGTTCTCAATATGAAATTATTTACCCGCAAGAGGCGGTGGATAATCTTGACCAAACAGGCATAGATTCATCATACACTGCAACGTATTACCCGTGGATTTTGGAAAGAGATACTGTTAACAACACTCAGTTGTACATTCCACCAACTGGTCAAGTTTGTAGAAACTTAGCACTGACCGATAACATTTCTTTCCCATGGTTCGCATCGGCGGGTTACACAAGAGGTCTTGTAAATTCAGTGAAGGCAAGATTAAAACTTACACAAGAAGATAGAGACACTCTTTACCAAGGAAGAATTAACCCAATCGCAACATTCTCAGATGTAGGTACTGTAATTTGGGGTAACAAAACACTTCAGATTAGAGATTCGGCACTTAACAGACTGAATGTTAGAAGACTTCTACTTCAAGCACGTAAGTTAATTTCGGCGGTAGCTGTTAGATTGTTGTTCGAACAAAACGATGAAATCGTGAGACAACAATTCTTGGATTCTGTAAACCCAATTTTGGACGCAATCCGAAGAGACCGTGGTTTGTATGACTTCCGTGTGACAGTATCTTCAACTCCTGAAGATTTGGATAGAAACACCTTAACAGGTAAGATTTATCTTAAACCAACGAAGGCACTCGAATTCATAGACATAGAATTTTTGATTACACCAACTGGTGCATCTTTCGAAAATATTTAATATCTTTGGGGTGGGAAAACAAATTCCCACCCTTTTTTTGCCATTTAGTAAATGAAAACTAAACTACAGGACACTTTCAAAAGTGGAACACCGGACCTTAAGTACTATGCTTTTGATTGGGACGATAATATTGTTTTGATGCCAACCAAAATCATTTTGTTAAATGATAAAGGAGAAGAGGTAGAAATGTCAACTGAAGATTTTGCGGAGTATCGTTCAAAAATCGGAAAAGATAATTTCGAGTACAAAAATAATTTTATTGTTGACTACGCTAAAGACGCATTTCGTAACTTCGGTGTAAAAGAGGATGATAAGTTCTTAAAGGAGTCTCTCAAAGCTAAGGTTGGACCTGCGTGGAACGATTTCAAAGAAGCCGTTAACAATGGGTCTATATTCGCTATTATAACCGCACGAGGTCATAACCCAAATACTATCAAAAAGTCAATTTTCAACTTCATACAGAAAAATCATAACGGAATTTCTAAGTCTGAACTTATAAAAAATCTAAAAAAATATAGAGATTTTGTCGACGAAGAAGAAATGTCTGAAGATGATATGATTAAATCTTACTTAGAGTTAAATAGATACAACCCTGTAAGTTTTGGGGTAGAAGATGAGGCGGTTTCTCCTGAGGAAGCCAAAGTCAGAGCCATGGCAGATTTTGTTAATTATGTAAAAATAATTGCAGCTAGTTTGCAAAAAAAAGCATTTCTTAAAAAAGATATTGCTAATAAATTTATTCCTAGAAAACCAGTTATAGGCTTTTCAGATGATGATGAAAGCAATGTAAAAAAGATTAAAGATTATTTCAAAAGCATCAAAGAACCAATTAAGACATATTCAACTAAAGGAGGAATAAAAAAAGAATACTAGAACTAGATTACATAAGCAAGAGTAAAATTCTGAAAAAAAAAGTCAAGAGAAAAAATATTGTCATGGGTATATTTATAATAAAAGATAAAAGTAAAAAAAACTAAGATATTACCATGGCGGATTTATTAATGAAAATGCCGATTCCTTATGAACCAAAAAGACAAAACAGGTTCATACTAAGGTTTCCTTCATCATTAGGTATTAATGAGTGGTTCGTAGAGTCAACGGCACGTCCTCACATAACCATTACACCTACTGAAATTCAATTCTTGAATACCTCAACGTTTGTTGCGGGAAGATTCAACTGGCAAACAATTCCAGTAACTTTCCGTGACCCCATCGGACCTTCAGCAGCTCAGGCACTTATGGAATGGGTACGTTTACACGCAGAATCTGTAACTGGACGTATGGGTTACGCAGCGGGATACAAAAAAGACATCGACCTTGAAATGTTGGACCCAACAGGTGTAGTTGTAGAAAAATGGATTTTGTACGGTACATTCTTAACTGATGTTAACTTCAACACTTTGAATTATTCTCAAGATGGATTGGCAACAATCTCTGCTACTCTGAGAATGGACCGTTGTGTATTGATATACTAATTTCTATTTATTTACTTTTATCAAACAGTATATTTAACCGTAGAGCCAAACTCTACGGTTTTTCTTTTTTATGGACCAAGATACACAAAATTACGGACAACAAAACTTTACCCTTCCCCATGATGTGGTTCAACTACCATCTAAGGGAACTTTTTATAAAAATAAAAAGAGTTCAATCAAAGTGGGTTACCTCACCGCAAGTGATGAAAACATTTTACTTGCTGGTGGTAAGGACATGACATTAAACTTATTGAGGGCAAAGATATACGAACCAGGCCTTCGTCCTGAAGAACTTTTGGAAACCGATATTGAGGCAATATTGATTTTTTTGAGAAACACAGCCTTTGGTCCTGATATAGAACTGAACTTAACAGACCCAGTGACAGGGAAAAAATTCAAAGCCACCGAAAGACTCGATGAATTGAACATCCAACACGGACAACAACCCGCAGAAGACGGTACATTCTCCACAAGACTACCGATGTCTGAAAAAACAATCAAAGTAAAACCAATTACGTATGGAGAGAGTATTGAAATTAGTAATATGGTAGACACTTACCCACAAGGAAGAGTTGCACCAGTTAGAACTTGGAGACTTCAAAAAGAAATCGTTTCAGTAGAGGGAGTGACAGACAAAACTGAAATTCAGAAATTTGTGGAATCAATGCCATTGGCAGATTCCAAGCACATAAAGAAATTCTTAAATGAAAACGAACCCCGCTTGGACCTAATCCGAGTGATTATTGCCCCATCAGGAGAAAAGCTGAACGTGAATATCGGCTTTGGGGTGGACTTTTTTCGCCCTTTCTTCTGAGTATCGGCAAAACCAAATCGATGAATTTTATTATCTCTCTCAATTTTTCGGAGTTTCCTACTCGGATTTTACTGTCCTGCCAGTATTTGTCCGAAAGTATCTTCTGAATACATGGATTGATGAAAAACAGAAATCCTGATTTAACCTATTTATCTAGAAGAAACAAGTAACGTAAAAAATGTTTTTTCAAACCACAGCAGATAATCAAGGTAGCGATAACTTTGCGGACCGTATCAAAGAAGGTATTAAGGAGTCTGTAAATTTACTTGGAAACATTGGTCGTATCCAAGATGGTATCACCAACATCAACCGTGGATTTGGTGAAACTCGTGAAAGATATCAAGAGTTTTCTAGAGTTGTCTCTGACAGTGTTTCAGATATCACACGATTAGGTGGAGGTGTCGCGGACATTGCCGACACAATTGAGGAAATTGGTAAGGGTGCTAGAAGAAACGTAGTCGCTTCCAAAGAGACGTTATTGGAGATTTTCGCCACCCAAAAATTTTTGGGACAAACTGTAGCGGGTATAGTTGAAAATTTTGCACAAATAGGTGTAGATTCTTCTATGATTGCTGAAAACGTAGAAAACTCCGTTAATTACGTAAGAGGAATAGGACTTAATGCAATAACCATCATGAGTGACGTTTCTGCCAAAATGGATTTGATGAATAGATTCAATTTCCAAGATGGTGTTTTAGGTCTCACAAAAATGGCTGCGCAGGCTTCAATGTTGAGATTTGATATGCAAAAAACCGCAGATTTTGCAGACAAGGTTATGAATCCTGAGGCTGCAATTCAAACGGCCGCGGCATTCCAAAGACTTGGAGTTGCTTCAGGAGATTTAATTGACCCATTTGTTTTGATGGATAAATCAATAAATGACCCTCAGGGACTTCAAGACTCTCTAATTGACCTTACAAGACAGTTTACTTACTTCGATGAACAGGCTCAACAATTTAGAATTAATCCTGGTGGGGTTAGGTTGATGAAAGAACTTGCTGAGGCTGCGGGTATGACGTATTCCGAGTTTTCCAAAACTGCAATATCGGCGGCTGACTTAGATAGAAGGTTATCTATGATAAACTTTGAAATAGAGGCACCTGAAGAAGATAAACTTCTCATTGCTAATATGGCGAAGATGGGTGAAGGTGGTCGTTATTTCGTAGAAATCGAAGATAAGGGTCAAGTCGAATTAGGGCAAATAACTCAGGAAGAGTTCGGAAAGTTAAGAGAATCATTTGAAGAACCTAAAACAATTGAAGACATTCAAAGGAGTCAATTGGATACGTTCAGACAGGTATCCAACGATATTATAGCCTTACCATTGAGAATTGGATATGCTCTTGCAGGCCAAACAGGACTAGTTCGTGGTATCGAAACCTTAAGGTTTGAAACAGACAAATTAGCCGAAAGATTTTTAGGTGAACAAGGATTCGGAACATCACAAGATTTCCGTGAAGGGTTCGAAGGTATGGGAGATAAATTAATTGGAGACTTGAAAAGTGTCATTGCTGGTGAAATGACCACCACAGAGTTTCAGGCGAGTGCTATGTCGGCAATACGTGGTAATACTTCCCTTTTTCAAGAACAAGACAGAAGAAGAGGGTCCGCAGCAACTATTCAGACCCAAAGTAAAGTTGAGGTAGATGGTGATATAGTTATTCGAGTTGAAGCACCCACAACTTTGAGTGAACAACAAATCGATAGTATTTTTAGTAAAAGAGAAGTCCAAGAAAAAATATACCAAATAGTTTCGTCACAGGCTGATGTCGCTATTAGAAAATCTAAAAATACCAACTAATTCTATTTATAGAATAAAAGAATAATGGCCAGTCCACTCGATTTTCCTAGTTCAGAGGTCTTCAGAAAAAAACTTATTGTAAGAAACTTAGTTCCTTACAAAAAAACTCCTGGTCTACCGAGCCCCCCATTTCAATATGAAGTAATACAGAGAGATTTATCTCCTGTTGATTCCAACGATGCTCTTATTGACACACCTGTATTGGCTAATGGTTTATACCCACTCAACCAATATGGTGCTGATGGTGGTTACAAACAAGTAAGAGATGTTAACATTTTACAAAACACCCGTAGTAACGAAGGAGAATACGGATACCAAGATGCTAACATAATCGATGAAGGATTCATTGCAGCACAAACGGGTTTCCCTGGAGTGGCACCGGCTTGGAAACCCCTCAACGCATATGCCAGTACTGACCAATTAACTGACGCGGCAGGTTTTTTTGGTAGTTTAGAAATTTTAACTCAAAATAACGGAAGAAGTACAAACGCTCAACCTTATCCGAACTTTAACTCTTCATCTTACTCAACAATTAGCTTGATGTTAAATCCTGACCCACAGGGTTCGAATGGTTTATTGTCGAGTGATTCTTATTTGGCAAAATTAGGTGCAACAAACCTAAAAAAACAAATCGAATATAATATTGGTCGAGAAATTAGACGTAACACTTTGGGACGTGCTAATTTTCTTAACGTAAATGGTGGGGAAGATATACTTGCATTCATTAATGGAAGGGTGCCTTTATTAGAACCAAACTGGACAATTACTGAGGGTTCTACAATTATTGGTGCCGCTGCGGG